TTATATTACGACCGTGGATTGGACAGGTATTACGGATTATTGGAGTTGGGTGAAAAACATGGAGTCTTTGAGCGTAAAGGAAATAGGATCGTTGTTGGTGATAGCAGTGTATATCCTTCTGCAATACTTAAGGATCCAGATAAATATTTCACAAAAGAAATAATGAGTAAGATAGACGAAGCTGCTGCTAAAGAGTTTCGCTATGGCAACTAAGTTAACTGACTATGTTAGAACGTATCCTAATGTTCTTAGTAAATCAGTATGTGATACGATCATCAAGAACTTTGATGAGTCCGACAGCATATACACTGATAGAGAGCAGCGACCAAGTTTCAGAGAACTAAATATTTCTCAGAGATATAATGCAAAAGATCCCAAGTGGGTTGCTGAACAGAACCTGTTGATTGATATATTTGATGAGTGCATGGACAAATATATGGAGGAACTGGATTTAGGTCCTGACTTTCCTGCCAAATATTCATACGAAGAGTTTCGTATGAAGATGTATGAAAACAATAATTATGACCAATTCAAGGATCACGTTGATGTGCAAGACTATGCGTCTGCTCGTAGATTCCTAGTCGGTTTTTTATATCTTAATGATGTTGAAGAAGGAGGGGAGACATCATTCCCTAAACTAAACTTTGACATTTCTGCCAAGTGTGGTACAATACTTTTATTCCCACCAACATGGCAATACAGACACGCAGGTAAAGCACCTGTATCTAACAACAAATATATTGTTGGCACTTATTTACATTACACATGAATTTAGAAGTCACGATTCTTAGTAATCTATGCTATCATGAAAAATATGCACGTAAGGTGTTGCCTTTTTTGATGAAGGAATACTTCACCACTCGTGAGTATAAGATTGTATTCTTAGAAATACATGAATACATTAGTCAGTATGATGCATTACCATCTCTTAATGCTTTGAGTATAGAATGTCAAGAACGTACAGACTTAACTGAAGATCAATTTAAAACTATAAAGGAGGTTCTAAGTGAGTTATCCAATGAGAAAAGCGAGTACAATTGGTTGGTTGACACTACAGAGAAATGGTGTCAGGAGAGAGCGATTTATCTATCGCTTATGGAATCCGTTAAGATTGCTGATGGACAGGATTCAAAGAGGGATAGAGGGGCTATTCCAGAAATCCTCAGTCAAGCACTTGGAGTAAGTTTTGACCAGAATGTTGGACATGATTACATCGCAAATTCAGATGATAGATTTGATTTCTATCATAGAAAAGAAGATAAGATTCCCTTTGATCTTAGCTACTTTAATAAAATTACAAAAGGTGGACTACCTAACAAAACACTGAACGTTGCACTAGCAGGTACAGGTGTTGGTAAGTCATTATTCATGTGCCATATGGCAGCAGCAACACTACTACAAGGTAGGAATGTGCTTTACATTACTCTTGAAATGGCAGAAGAAAAGATTGCAGAAAGGATTGATGCAAACTTATTAAATATTCCTATGCAAAAACTTGCAGATCTACCTAAGGTAATGTTTGCAAGTAAGGTTAAAAATCTTTCAAAGAAAACACAAGGGAAGTTAATCATCAAAGAATACCCTACAGCAGCAGCACATGTAGGACATTTCAAATCTTTGATCAGTGACCTTGCTCTAAAGAAAAGTATTAAACCTGATATTATCTTTATTGATTATCTAAATATTTGTGCCTCTCAGAGGTATAAAGGATCTATAGTAAACTCGTATACTTATGTTAAAGCGATCGCAGAAGAACTCCGTGGGCTTGCAGTTGAAGCTAATGTACCTATCGTCTCCGCTACTCAGACGACTCGTTCTGGCTTTGGGAGTAGTGATGTTGATCTTACTGATACAAGCGAAAGTTTTGGGCTTCCCGCAACTGCTGATCTTATGTTTGCTCTTATTTCTACGGAGGAATTGGAGGAAGCGAATCAAATAATGGTCAAACAACTAAAAAATCGCTACAATGACCCTACAATTAATAAAAGATTTTGTATAGGTATTGACAGAGCGAAGATGAGGTTGTATGATGTAGAGGAAACAGCACAAACAGATATAATTGATAAGGGAAATGAAGAACTTACTAAAAAGTTTGCTGCAAAATCATTTAATGAATTAAAGTATGATTGACTTTGAAAAATATACTCAATTCGTAGACGCTGTCACGTCTGACGAGAGTAAAACAGGTGGTAAATTTCAAGATCGCTTGAAAGATTTGTACTCTAAAGATTTTAAATCACATAGAGCATTAACTGCTGCACTCGGACTATGTGCTGAGTCAGGTGAGTTCACAGAAATAGTAAAGAAAATACTTTTTCAAGGTAAACCAGTTAGTCAAGATAATTTATTTCATATGAAACGTGAACTAGGTGACATTATGTGGTATTTTATTCAAGCATGTATCGCTTTAGATATTACACCAGAAGAAGTCATTGAGATGAATGTGGAGAAACTTAAGAAAAGGTATCCTGGTGGTGAGTTTGACGTACATTATTCGGAAAACCGTCTGGTAGGAGATGTGTAATGATTCAGTTTATTTCAGTAGTTCTTATAATTAGTATCGTAATAACATTATACATTTTAAAAATTTATAACCCACACTAAAATGGCACTCTCACAACAAGTATCAGATTCATTAGATGAAGCAAAGGCAAATTTAAGAAATGCTCTTGCTTGGTCAGCAAGAACTGAAGAACCATATATCAGTAAGCACATTGCAGATATATTATTATCAATAGACACTATCAAAGAAACTCATCAATATCTTTCTAACATTAAAGATATAATGGGAGAACGTGAAGATAAATAATTAGAAAGTTCAATGGCTACAAACGCTATAGAGACAGCAAAGCAAGAGAATGGATCAAAATTATTTTTTGAATCTGTAATTGAGAAAAATAAAGAACCTTCATCAGGAGAGATGAAAAAGGTTTATGAAGGTTATGGTGCTGAGTGGAGAGACACATATAGAAAACAAACTAATGCACTTAAGAAATTTTTAGGTGGTAGTAGAGGGTATGAATACTCAAGAGATAGAGGTATTATGCCTATGATAGAAGATATTGCAAAGAAACAATGTGGTGTATCTGTAAAGGATCGTTGGAATCCTATGGATATTGTTATGGTAAAGAAAACTCAAAAAAGAATTGTAGAAGAAAAGATAAAAGAACTAACAAATGTAGATGGGATGTCTAAAGAAGCAAAATTGAACGTCCTAAACATGTATATGAAAGAGACACTGAAAAATAAAACTCTTATAGGTGTATCATTGAAAGCTATATCAAAAAATAAAAGAACTGCTACCGTAGAGGTGGCAAATGCAAATGGAAAAGCATCTCCTGTTTCATTAGATTTAATCCCCAAGTCTCTTAAATGTAATCTAACCTTAGGTAAGAAAAAAAATTTTTTATTTGATACTGGTGAACTTGGTTTTGATATAGAGACAACTAAAGGTGGGAAGGTTCATGGACAATCTAGAAACTTTCAATACTCTAAAGCAAGAAATTTAGTACAAACTGACCTAACACCAAAGGGAAAAGATGCAGGTGCTAAACTTGGAAAAGTATCAAGTGTTGCATTAGAACAAATCTTAAAAGATTTAGGATTAAAAAGACCAGAATCTGCATCAAAACATAGAATGATACCTCCTGTAGGTAAGTGGGAAAAGAGTCAAATTGATTACTGGATAGATTTATATAAAAAATTAAAGTTATCTAATATGATAGATCTTGGTGAGGTTGCAGTATATGAAAATAGTCAGAAGATAGCAGAAGGTATTGAAGAAGTAATGGCATACGCTATAGATTATGAAACAAATGAGGCAGACAGAAGTTCTGGTGGTAGATTTTCTTCTAAGTTAATTGCTATGGAGTGGGCACATATATGGGTACAGATTGCAAAGAAAAAGAAAATGTCACAGTGGTGTACAGCACTATACTATGGTGCTAAAAAAGAATTCGGTAATAGCAACGGTCCTTTCTTAAAAATTTATTGAGGACACTTATCAAACTGTCCACTGTGACTCGTATTAGACATAAAAACCTGCTATAATATGGATATAATACAGGATGATATGCCAAACAAACACCTCGAACACCCAGAAGATACAATCTTTGATGGTCGTAGAGTTGCACTCAAAGCAATCACTGAGATGATTACTTGTAAAACTGTTGGTATCAAGTGGGATGGTGCTCCTGCTGTGGTATTTGGTACTAATCCTGCTAATGGTAAATTTTTCGTAGGTACAAAAAGTGTCTTCAACAAAAAAATCCCGAAGATCAATTATTCCTTCAATGACATTGAGACCAATCACAAAGGGGATGTGGCAGACATTCTTCGGTTATTGTTTCATTTTGCTCCTCGTGTCGATAGCATTATTCAAGCTGACTGGATTGGTGTCGGTGGGTCACATTCTTACACTCCTAATACTTTGGAGTATCGTTTTCCCACTGAAGTCCCTGGCTATATTGTCATTGCTCCACATACTTTTTATGAGCAAGTTTCTGCGGATAGTGTTGGGCACATCGGGATTAATCTTGCTAGTTCACCTACTTGTTACTGTGTAAGTGCAACAGATGCATGGGCATTTGTAGAGAAAGAATTAAATTTTACAGATCAATGGAAGTCTTTTATACCTATCTTTAGATCTAAAACTCCTCATCCAAAAGTTGCTCCTAAGATCAAGCAACATGTCAACAGTTTTATTCGTGAAGGACGTATTGCTGACGCTCAAGAAATGTACGATTCGTTACCTGATAAATATAAGGGAGAGGTCAGTGTATATACCTTCAAGGCATGGCACTATATCTATCAACTGAAACAGCGTCTACAATGTGGTATCCGTGAAAGCGGTGACGTGAAATGCTATATTGATGGTGAACCTTCTAAACACGAAGGTTATGTGATTAATTCTAAAAATCCATATAAAATTGTAGATAGACTAACCTTTAGCAGAGCAAACTTTAATTTACGTAAAAATTGGAAGAATGAAAAAGTTTAGTGCTTTCCTAAAAGAGGCTCAAAAATCCTTTGCAGCACAAGAAGCAGAAAAACTCAATCTTAAACACGTTGGATACGGTAAATATGCCGATCAAACTGGTAAGGTGACTCATATGAGTCAAGATGGTAAACTTAGAAAGTTGACCGCAAAAGAATTAGCAGGAGGAACAACCAATGGAGGAGAAGAAACTGCAGGAGGCGAGGGTTCGGTCGATCAAGGTAGCATATCTATTACTTTTGGAAGATTTAATCCCCCTACTACTGGACATGAAGCACTTCTAAACAAAGTGAAGTCAGCATCAGGAGGTGGAGAGTATAGGATCTACCCAAGTAGATCACAAGATCCTCAAAAGAATCCACTAGATCCTGGTACAAAGATCAAGTTCATGAAACAGGCATATCCTGATCATGCAAATGCTATTCAGAATAGTGAAGAGACTAAAACTATCTTTGATGTGTTGACAACACTTGATGGTGAAGGATATAGTTCAGTAAACATAGTAGTTGGTGGAGATAGAGTCAGTGAATTTAACTCACTAGCAACCAAATATAATGGTAAGTTATATAATTTTGATGATATAAAAGTATCATCTGCAGGTGATAGAGATCCAGATGGTGAAGGTGTAGAAGGTATGAGTGCATCTAAGCTACGTAAGGCAGCTATGGATGATGACTATGACACATTTGTGTCAGGTATGCCAGAGAAACTAGGAAGAAAGGGAAAAGAAGAACTATATAATACGCTGAGACAAGCGATGAATGTTCAAGAAGATCTTGATGATTTTCAAGATGCATCTTATACTCTATATGAGATAGCACCTAAGTTAGATCCTCAAGCACTTAGAGAACATTACTTTGAAGGTCACATATTTAAGATAGGAGACCTTGTAGAGAATGTAAACACAGGTATCTGTGGTAAAGTTGTGAGTCGTGGTAGCAACTACGTTATCTTTGTAGATGAATCCGATAGAATATATCGTTCATGGTTAAAAGATCTACAAGAAATCAACAAAATAAAATACTTTAACTTTACACCTGCAGGTGAAATAGGAACTGATGAATTAGCAAACTATGCTAAGAAATTGACACCTGGTGAGTTTGTAAAGAAGATAAATAAAAAGGAGAAAGTACTAAAATGACAATGAACTTCAGAGATTTGCCTGATATGTCTGATGCATATGCAGAGATACAAGAGAAAGCAAAAAAGAAACTAGATGCTGTCGGTAAAGAAGATGGTGATGTAGATAATGATGGTGACAAAGATAAGTCCGATTCATATTTACTCAATAGAAGAAAAGTAATTTCTAAAGCAATTAAGAAAGAATCAGTAGAAGTAGAAGAAGGTAGTTCATATGGTATAACCAAAGGATCTGGTACACCATCGGGACCTATGGCAGGATTTGCTAAGGCACCTCGTAAGCAAAAAGGTGCTATGGCATATGATGGTCCTAACAAAGCAGCATCAGAAGCAAAGGATAGAATCCTTGCCAAGACTAAAGCAAAACGTGAAAAGATGAAGATGGAGCATCATCAGAAAGATGC